CTCAAGGCCGAATTCAGTAGGTATCTCAGCGCAGTATGTTTGCCTGGCTTGCAATTCAGTTTGCAGCTCTTGCGACTGCTCTCAGTGGAGTCGCTTCTGCCATTGGTGCAACATCTTTCGCAGGATGGGCACTATGGCTGGTCTATTCTGGCCCGTTTTACGTTACGATTCCCGTTGGCTTCCTGGTCTGGAGCAATGGGCTCACTTTGTTCGGTAAGGTGGCTCATATCGTCTTCACTTCCAGTGACGCCTTGCACGGAATTTGGAAGTTGGCCACCCTTCCGGCTCGTATCTGCTACCGCATTGGCGTATACTCGGTCGCGCCCATCTTCGTTATGGGTGTGGCGATCTGGGGATATGTGCGTCATGTCGCGACCGATATTTGGGCTTATCTTAAGGGTGGAGCCACACGGAACTGGCAGCGTGTACGCAATGCTGCGGTTTGGGTCCGGATCAGAGTGTGGGTTGGAGCTCACACTGAATGGATGGTTGCTGCTTGCTTTGGCATCGGCCTCATCCTCGTTCTAACTCGTTATTGGCGAGCGAAGAAAGCCGCGAAGCGCGTTCGTAAAGAGGCACTCACCCAATCTCAGCTCAATCTAGTAGACTACATCTTGAATGTGTTGAACGTTGTTGCTGCAGTCGTTGGTGTAGCTGCTTTCGGATGGGACGCTGCTAAGCGAGCGGGATTTACTAGCTGGGTTTTGCGGACGTGGCGCACTTCAATGGGCGCAGGTTGCCCGCGAGATTTTACAGAGAACGTTAGGAAAGAGGAAAAGAAAAAGCTGGAGGATGAGCTGACCGAGTTGGCCCATGAGCGAGCCCAGTTGCTCGCGCGTATGGGACCCATGGCAGACCAATCTGGCGTTGATGCAAAGGAGCGTAAGGTCAAAGAGCAGCTTCGAGCTATTGAGGGACTCCCGAAAGTTCATGGGCCGTTTGTGCGGCCTGGATTAGGGTTGGAGGAAGACGTGGTGGCTGAGGAAGCTGAACCGTTACCCGTTACAACCTTTGGGTTTTTCCAGCAATATGGCGTGGCATTCCTCGTGATGGGGGCTTTTACTACCATTGTGCTTGGGTTGCTCTACTGGGTGATCAATCCAGATGCTGAGGAAGTGTCGCAGGCTCCTCAGGGTAAACAACGCGACGGAAGAGTTCGTCGTGAAGGTGAGATGCTTGAGCTCTCTTCCAATGAAGAACAAGAGCGCGTAAAGCGTAAGTATGACAAGTGGAAGAAGAAGCTTGAGGCTTTTGCCGAGGTGAAGGAGGTTTTGGCGACTTCTAAGCTGGAAGTTTCTGGGGTTGACTTGGAAGCGAAAGGTGATAACAAGCGCCGGGCGCTGCGACGGAATCCTTCGCCGGATGATGTTGATCTAGCCGCACTTGCCCGTGACTACGAGGAGGCGCAAGCTGCTCTCGAAGAAGCGGAAAAGCGGTGGGAACTCCGTCTTGACTCGTATGCCGTGCAAAAAGAAAGCATGAAGACGGATCTCGAAAAGAAGTTTGCGGACTATGGAGTAGAGATGCGTAAGATGGACAAGGTCATGAATCAGCTTGCCGAGAAGACAGGGGCGACTCTAGTCAAGCTCGACACTGATATCTCGCTTTTGAATCGTAAGATGATAGAGCTGGCCGATAAACTTCTTGCTACACCTGAAAAGGAGGCATTGCGGAAGCCAGAAATCGCAACCTGCCAATGTGGTCGCCCCTTGGGGGAGACGAACAGGAAGGCTTGCCCAGACTGTTGGAAGCAAAAGAAGACGAGTAAGAAAGCTGCTTCAAAGGCCCGAAAGGAAGCCCTAGCTAAGATTGAATGGACTGAGGTCCCCGTGAAAAAAGAGGCTCTCATTGCGAGTTCTGCCCTCATTCAGCCGACGAATCAAAACGCGGTTGTAAAAATTTCCGGGAAAAACCCGAGTTCTCAGGTCGATTTCAAGAACGGCTTTGTTGCGAACGGTACCCTGGTGACTTGTTACCATGGGCCGATTAGCGACTTGCAGGTGGAGTCACCTCAGTTTGGGCTGCCGATGCAGGCAGTGAATGTGACGGATGCGAAAACCGACGCGAAAGCGGATTGGGCGATGTACTCGCCGCCTAAAGGATCTCCCAGTACAGCGACGTGCCGACAGCCGAAGAAAGGCGAGAAGTGTTTCATACGCTTCTACGCTAGTCCTGACGCGACAGGCCTGACTATGTCAGAAGGAATCGTCGAATCAGTTGGGGACGGGGCAGCGGGGCTTAATGGCCACCATACGTGTTCTACACAGCGGATGGCTAGTGGCGCTCCTATATTCGCCGTAACGGACGGCAAGGTCATCGGAATCCACATCGGATCGGAGGGACAAACGAACGTGTTCTGGCCTATTAATGGGAATGGCCCGAACCCGCGAGTTTCCTGGCTGAATAAGCCGGGAAACTGAGGATCCCCCACGTTGACTATACTGACCTCTACTCCACTATCCAGCAGTGGAGAGAGTGGGGGTATGATAAGGTCCTCACTAAAGTAAAAGAGGTCTACGTGGGGGGAATTGACTCCAAGAAACTACGCGTGTCGCAATACGCGCGGGAGTACGTTGGGTCGAAATTCCTCGTTGCTGGTAAGTTCACTCCGATTCCGATAAAAGGAAAGCCGAAACGTTCTGCGGATCATGAAGTGATCCGGACAGCCATAGAGCACCATTGGACAATGGCAGACTTCGAAGGCTTTGAGTTGGGTTATGCTGGGATGTTTCCTGAAAATCCCTGGCGATCAATGGCTAAATACTCAGCACGACAAGAGGTTTGTGATCCTGAAGTGCAAAGGCTCGCACGTTCCTGGGTGATGGAAGATGAGAAGCCATATATCTCTGGTTACAGCACAACGACACATGAGTGGGCACTAAATGAACTCGACGCTCGAAAATCCCCTGGGAGCCCGTGGAATCGGGTTTCCACCAGTACGGGTCAGTGGTTGAAAGATTACCCTGATCACCTAGAAAGGTTGTGGGAAAAATTAGGCAAACGTGGTTCAGATTATGTGTACCTCTGGTCGAATAGCGAAAAAGAGGAGTTGAGGGCGGTTGAGAAATTGGCCGACCGTAAGATTCGTACTTTCGTTGCAAGCTCGAAGGAGATGGTTTATGCGAGTCATCGCTTGTTTGGTAAATCCTATGAGGCCTGGTGTGAGAATCATGCCGAGTTAAATCACGGCATTGGTTTCAACAAATACGAAGGCGGGTGGGACAAGTTGACTCGTAAGATATCAAAACACCCCAACGCGTTTGGCGCGGATGTTGATGGACGTGATGGGCACTGTTGGTTGGACGGTGTAGCGCATTATTCGTGGATGGATTGGCTTGTCCTGAACAGCCAAGACAGGACCACTGCCAACTACAATAGGTTTGTTTCGATCTTGAAAAATCGCTGTTTTTCCTATGTGGTTGACCCTGATGGTTATGTGTGGGTGATTCCCGGAGGCAAT